ATCATAAAGACGATTGACTTGTTCAACCATAAAAGGATATGGAATAGCCTCCAAATACTTTACATTATGACCATCTGGATCACTGGGTGTCTCGCAAAGGGTTCCATCAATATCAAAACAATATTTCATATCACACCATGTAAGAATATTTGATGAACACATTCTACCACACCATAACTCTCACTATTGATATGATAATTCCATAATGCATGTTTGGCCTGTGTTCTTATACTATTATCAGAATAAAACCCTGTTAAGACACCATAAGGAATTCTATTTCCCTCACACCAATCCAAACAACGTAACATATTTTCCGATTCTCCACCAGAACTCATAATAATAACAAGAGTATCATTCTCCACATAAAACTCCAAAAACTTTTGGTACGCATCTGCATATCCATAGTCATTAGTAAGCATTGTAATCATAGAAGGATCAGAAAGAATAGAAACCTTCTTACCACAAAACTTCATATAATCCTGGGAAATATGAGAAGCAACAGAACTGCTACCACCATTACCCAAAACAATTATTCGTTTGTAAGCATTAAATGCATCTTTAAACTTACCAAACTCACTCTCCATATGAGCTGATTGAAGAGTCTTGATATATTCATTAAAAGGATTGTTCATAAATTCCTACCAATTACTCCTTTTGATTCAACACCTATTTTAACAGATTCATGAGAAATTTTCAACCCACCCTTTTCAGAAAATGCCAAAAAGAACCCACCATTACCAGCACCACATAACTTATGTGCGACTACTGTTTCATTCTCTGATAGATTATTATCAATATCCTTAATGATTTGATTTTCAATTATACTAGATGTCATCTTCTTCTTTTGTTCCCAACTCATATTCATAAGATCTAAGAACTTTATATAATCATCATGTAGAAGAGCATCATATGCATTATCAACTGTCTCTAACAGTGGAACTGCCTTATCAATGTTATCAGTCACCTTCTTTAAAATATTTTTAGAGTTCCTAGTCACTCCGGTAAAAATAAGATGCATATCATAATGATTAAAGAACTCTGTTGATAGAAAATCATATCGTACAATACCACCCCTCTCAAAATCAATCCTTTTGAATCCTCCTATACCACATCCATATGGATCTTGATACCCACAGTATGGATTCATTTCCAATTCAAGTTGATATGCAAGCTTACATATTTCAATATCAGTCATGTTCAAATCATTGAACATAGAAATACACTTAATTAAACTAATAATATATGAAGATGATGATGCCAATCCACTTCCTTGTGAATAAGCATCACTAGTCATAGAAATATTTAATGGATAACAACCAAAATGATTTAAAACAATCCTTACAAGTTCATTCTGTATATCAGCAATACATCCAGTCTCTTCTCTTTTGGAATAGTTAACAATATACTTATTCCCTTCCATATTATATCCCAACTTATCCTCATGAAGAGTAATATAAGTTTTAAGATTAGAAGTAAAACTAATCACAGAACCTTTTCCATACTTCTTAACAAAATATGGATTATCGGTAGAACCACCAAAGAGAGAAACTCTTAAAGGACAACTAGCAATTAACATATTTTTTCAACATTCCAAAATAAAAAATCCATTTCCATAAGGAAACTCTTTAATCCATTTTTGTTTAATTGATCCTAAAGAATAAGAAAACTCCTTAAGTTGTAATCCTTGAGATGTAAACATATGAATCCACCACTCCTCATCTTTCTTTGTAATATGAGTAATGTCAACTTCATATTCTCTAATTCTAAATCTATCATTATCACCTAATGGTATAGTAAAGAAAAATTGATTAGATTTTTTCTTAAAATTTTGTAGAACTCCAGGAATATCCAATACATCAATATGCTCTAAAACATCTTTACATATTAAAAGATCATGAATAGTATCATTAGGTGAAGAAATATAATCTCTTACTTCAGGATGACAGTGATTCACTGCATACTCACTAATATCTTCACCAAAAGCTTTACATCCCAATATACGTAAAGCATGTACTAAAAATCCTTTAGCACATCCATAATCAACACAACTATTAAAATCAAATTTGTTTTTAATATCTACTGCTTCGGGAATAGATCTAGTAGGCATCCATTTATAATCTTCATATCCAGAGATATGTTTTCTTATGCCATCCTCATAGTAATCCCTATCAAATAAATTCATGCAAAATCATTGTGTATTGTATCAGTTAAAACGTCATCTATCAACTCATTTTGAATAGCATACTTACAATAATGACAAGCATGATGACGAAGTGTAGGAGGTTTAGTATAAAATTCTTCTATGCCATCTATATCACACACAGCAAACTGTGATTCTGGAACATAATTATAGTTGTTCTCGATTGATAGTTCTGCTGATGGACAAGCATAGATGTATCCGTCCGTAAAGAGGAATGGTTTTACCATATGCATATAACAATGGTCGTTCCTCCTCTCTCCTTTAAAGTTAAAGTCAGACAAAAAGGCAGACTGCAATTTGTGACCTCTATCCTTTTCGTAGGATTGTATAATTTCACGAATAGTTTCGATGTCCTTAGCAGTCTCCTTAACATCCTTAATAGCATTAAAAGCGATACGACAGGGGATTTTATTCTCCTCCACCCAGTCTAGCATACGAATGAAATTATCGGTAGTCTGAAACTTCTTAGATAATACTCTCTTATTACCAACATCTGTCCATTCACCAGTAATATTAGGATTATTAGAAGTTGCTAAATTCTCATCCCAAACATATGCAGCAGAAGGTTTACAATTAGTTCCCTCAAATACACTTAAATCATATTCATATCCCTCATAGAACCCATACATTCCCATCCGAACCCAATCAAAGAGTTCTACAATATCTTTTTTGATTGGTCTGTTTGCACCAAACCTTGCAGCATTAGTACAAATCCCAAGACTAAATCCCAGGTCTTTAGAATATTGTACAATTTCTTTAAAGTGTGGATGAATACTAGGTTCACCTCCACCAGTAAACTCAACCCCTGTTACACCAATCTGTTTAAAACTTTCTAATGCCTGAAAAACTTTCTCAGTAGGCATCTTATCTGAAATATCTCTGTTCGCAAAACAACAGAATGAACATGTAAGATTACAGGCATTAGTCAAAGAGATGTGAGCCATGATAGGTGAAGATGGCTTACCCTGTTGGATTGCCTCCAACTTATCCATGTGCTTCATCATCTTAGTAAGATTACTACTAAAACTTCTACCTTGAACTACATCATCTTCTTTTCTAAACGTTCCATCTTCATTAAAAATTTCAACGCCTTTATACGGTACGGCAGTCATTAATATCTTCCTGTTGAATTAATTTATATAGTATATTTTTTAAGATATTCTTGAGTAGAATAGTAATCCCACAATTCTTGTGTATTCATATTCTGAATCAATTCCCATACATTAAAATTTTCTCTCATGTATGGATTACCTTCAACAGAATTTGGCCAAGAATTCCTACCTCTACTATGTTCTAAATGATATACTTGGTCATCTATCCGACCAACTTTATATCCTAATGTCTCAAATCTAAAATGTCTTTCCTTATCTTCAGGAGATGATCCTCTAAAGTTTTCATTCTCCATTCCAGCATCAATATAAGATGTTCTATTAAGAAATTGAACATGCCCATACTGAGCATCATACATCTTTGATTTCTTATCTAAAACATCAAAGTCAAAATCATTTGAAATAAATTCACTTACACCATCATCATCAATAAACACCTGCTTTTGATATTCACCGAACCCATATGGATATACTATATCATATCCATCATTAATCATCTCAACTGCTTTGATATATGTCTCTGGTTTAAATAGAACATCACAATCATAGTTAGCAATGACTGGTGTATCAGTCATATTAATCATCTCATTAAGAATCTTCATCCTATAGAAAACAGGATCATCTGATTGCTCAAAAACATATGTTAGATTGTTAATAGCATCACCAAGATACTCTTTAACCTGTGGTCGTATTTCTTTCTCAAATACAGATTCAGTATCTACCTCTTTAAGAATAACTTTAGTGTCAAAGTTTTCAAGAAGATAACAAAGGACTGTAATAACATTACGCATCCTATCTTCACTCTCAATCCTTACAGGGATGATGAAAGTACAATTCTTAACATCAATCATTTTGTACAGCAGAAATATGCAGATTCATCCCACCCCTTATACCCTGGAACATTACCAGAATATCCGGCACCACGAACGATATGATTAAAAAGATATCCAAAATGATTTGTATTATGGAGCCCTTCCTTAAATATCTTAAATCCATTAGACTCTATCTTATTCTTCCACCACGTAGCAGGAAAAACAGATTGATGTAAAGTAAAGAGTTTACCCTTATATCCAATCGTTCTATCTTCTTTGGCAAAGGGAGGTAACATATCTTCACCCTTCTCATTCCTTACATCAGGAACTAATGAAACTCCAAATACACAAAGACCTCCTTCTTTTAAATGTTTAAATATATTCTTAAGCATAGGATCAACATCACTAGGTGCTATATGTTCAAAGACTTCTTCTGAATGAATAAAATCAAACTCCATAGGTTCACCATCCTGATAGAGTTGATAGTCCTTTGTAATATCACATAAAAATAAATTCTTATTATGATACTTATCCCAATTCTCTTTACCTACACCTGTAAGAGAAGTACTACTCCCCTCTAAACCTACACCAATATCACCCTCATTAATAAAATCTACAACAAATTGTGCTCCAGCACATCCCAAATCCAATACGGAAATCTGTTCATTATCAAATCCATCTTTTACTTCTTCAATTAATCCTGCAGATGTAAAATTATCCCTTACCGCACCAACAGGACAAATATGATCTGGTGAATCATCTGCTATCTGCTTCGTTGCTTCTAATGTAATCATTTCTTTACGTAAATCAAATTGTTGAAATTTTCTAATTGTTCCTCACAATTAATAGGAGTAGGGATAATCACTTTTGATTTACAACCACTCATCCACCATGCCAATTCATCAAAAGAACTAGCATATGTACCAATAATTGTAGCACATTTAGATAGTATTAACAACTCAATAAAAGCATCAGTTGTTATTTGAATATCATCATGATGTCCAGACTCAGCTAATTTAGGATCATTAAACATTTGCCTATCATAAGTAACAACCCTATCACCATACTTATTCACAAAATGTTTCTGTAGATCGGCATTATCAGAACAGAAAAAGAACTTCTGATCTTCTGGTAATCTATCTATTTGGTTCTCAAAGATCTCATTACTATGAAATACTTGTTTACTACAATACCATGATCTTATATGAACTCCTACCATATCATCCCATCCATCAGTAAACTCAGAAACATACTGAGAAATGATAGGATTAATCTTAAGATTGGATATAATATCCAAATAGGTATCTATAAAATATTGTGGGGTATTTTCATATAAAAGATCAATAGTTTTATATTGATTAGTATATTCAACATCTTCATCATATATCCTTAATCTCCACATATCTTCATCCATATATTTCTGATTATCAATGACAGGATATTTTTCCATATCTCCATCAGAAATATATTCAATATTATCAAAAAGATAAGAATCACTATACTTAGTAGTTTTTATTACATCATACTTCCTCATTAAAGAAAGAAATGATTTTATTTTATTAGAGATTCCAGGAGAAGCGGCGTTTATAATAACCGACATTCTAAAGTTTCCTCACAACAAATAACATATCATCTGGAGGACTCCATCCCTTCTTTTGATGGAATGAGGATGTTCTAAAGTCTAAACATTCTACTTCATATTCTACATCATCATTATCATCCTCAGATATCTTTTCCGATGCTTCAATGAATTTTTCAAAATGATTTGCATCCTGGACATCTTCTATAATTAAAACACCTCCCTTATTTAATTTTGGTAGATATAAATCTATACATTCTAACTGACTTTCTAAAGTATGTTGTCCATCATCAATAACAATATCAAAATCCATTAACCCATTTACAAATTCCTCATCATAAGCATCATGGAAATAATAATCAACTCCTTCAATCTCTCTACAATCAGGATGTAAAAATTCATCCGTACAATCCACTCCAACAATATTTTTAGCATTCTTAAAATATGCTGACCATAAGAGGAAGCACCCTCCAGACATTATTCCTATCTCTAAAAAATTAATATCTTTATCTTGATACTTCTTAAATTCATCATCATAAAAATTTTGAATGTAAGAGTGAGATGAACCCTTATCAGTAAAAATAGATTCTACCATTTTACCATTCGAATCTGTTTGCCAACTACCAAACAAATCCTTTTCATTCATTATATCAATCAATTCCATGCAATCTTCTCCCATCTATCTGGATATAAATCATTGGTATTAATATGAGAAAGTCCTGGTCCATACCAAGGAGTTGGTATAAGAACTCTTTTACCTTCTCCAGTACCTAACCAAGCACCCCACCAGCCAAAAGTACTATTAGAAATAATAAAATCTTGACAACTGGATATTAAACACAAATCGAAATGTACTTTATATATCTCATCGGGAACAACCTCATTAAAAATAAAATTATCTCCTTGAAATACATCCTGTTGCTTACACAACTCTATATTATTAGAGCAAACAATATATGTTCTATCCTTCCCTAGAATTTCAATACCCTTCTCATAAAATTCCATTGGCATATTAACATGATTATTCTCACAATTAGGATAATCAAATTCAGCATTATAATCTCTTACTAAAATAGATACTGGTTTCTTCTTTAGATATTCCCCAAAGTGTGAATAAACTTCATCTATAATATCCTGTTTGAATCTAAAATCTAATCGAATTAATTTCTCCGCATTCTTAAAATATTTCTCACTCTGAAAATACCCATTAAGTGTTACATGATTAGGACACTCCTTAAATAATTCCTCACAAAATTCATGTGATTCATGTAATTCTACTTCATCACCTTCAATTAATCCATACCTATCACCACAATGAAGCATCTCAAAACAATGTTGTAGTCGATGATATTCAGTTATAATATTTGGTCCCGACTTATAATCAAAATGAGGTGCCTTTGAATGATCAGGTATTCTAAAATCATATCCACACTGCTTAGCAATGCCAACCAAAGCAGCATACTGGAACATCTGGTTTCCCATTCTCCCATTCCTACCAAGATTATTCATTCCAATTGTCATAGAACTATCCCCTTATTCTGTTCCTTTAATCTATCATCTATTATATCACCAATGTCTAGTGAATAGAATGCATGGAACCCTCTTCGGTTTCCTGTATACCAATGATTGCAATCACCTCTATCCATTTTTACCTTCACCCAATACTCTCTAGACTGTACCTGATAATGATTCAAAAGTAACTCTGGATCATCCTCATTAGTCTGATATGAAAGATTAATACTTGGACCACTATTAGAAGCATCATGCACATTAAAAGATTCAATACCAAAATCAGTATTAACAATACACTTTGGACCATTTAAATTCTGCCACTCAGGCTCATTCTGCCCATTCACAGCAGCATGACTATAAAGAGTACAAAATACTCTTGTATTATACTCTGCCCTCTTAATAAAATTATTCACAATCCCACCTGTAGGATGTTTAATAAAATCACTAGAGCTGAACCATACCCAATTAGTGATTACTCTACCATAGTCTTCATATTTTCTTAAAATATTTTTTAAATCTATATCCTTTGGACTATAAAGAAATTCATCTACATCAACCTGAGCAATCCATGTAGATTCCTTAGCAATAGGAAGAAGATACTTATTTGTAATATGAATCTGTCTTCCACTGAATCTTTCTGCTACATCACTCTCGAATAGAGTCACATATCCCGAATCAATATAAGGTTGAAGAATAGGAAGATAATCATCATCACTAAAATCATCTATCAAATAGATATGATCTGCTCCATGTAACTTATAATGTTCTATCCATTCCTTTAAGCTCCAACTTTCATTCTTGAACATTGAAGCAACAGAGAAGTAATACTTATGACTCATCTAACAATACCATATTTTTTATGACAATATTGAAACTCCTTTTCAACCTCTTCATCAGTAATAGATTCTTTTAAAGTAGCAGGATTCCTCGCTCTATTACCTATCAGAAGATCCCCATATAAAATAGGCATCCCATATTCTAACATGCAATGATAATAAAAATCAACATCTAAAAGCATAACAGTATTAATATCAAATCTAGTTTTAACTTCCTTCTTAATAGACAGAACTGATGCTCCTCCAATAAAATTATACCCAGGATATAACATCATCTTTTCATCCCATCTAGGATGCATTGGATTGAAGAAACTCTTACCATCATCAATGGTATGAATGGCACCACAGACTAACCATTTTTCTGAGGAGTTAGTCATGGCATTGTACATCTTTTCCAATGCCTCAGTATCATAAAAGAAATCATCCTGATAAAATAATTTAATAATTTCTCCAGTACAATGATCTATTGCAGCATTAGTATTAACACCAGGATTACCTCTTCCCTCTTCATTTCGATAATATTTAATATCTAAATTATATTCATTCAGATTACAATAATCTTCAATAGAATTATCTCTACTATGATCAGAAATAACAACTTCAACATCTTTTAAAGTTTGTATAGAAATAGTTCTGAACATATCATCCAGAAACTCAACACCCCTTCCATAATATTCAAATGTAGGAACAGCTACAGATACCTTCATAAAACTATCCACTCTTCACAATAAAGATCTTTTGTATCATGATTAAGATTCTCACCAAACCATGTCTTAGGAGCAACTACCTTACCTTTGTTTGCTAACCATGCACCCCACCAACTAAAGGAACTATTAGCAATAATAAAATCATTACATAAAGTCATTAAACACAAATCATAAAACTGATTACCACCTTCAGCAATAGCAAATCTATCACTCTCAAACAACTCTTGCTCTTTACACCATTCAGGATCATCAGAGAAAATAATAACTTCTCTATCAGAATCAAATAATTTCAATGCTTCCTTATAATAATCCAATCCCAATGGAGGATGATTACCAGAGTTGATAATAAAATCACCTCTTCTTATATGAAGTGATAAAGGATTATCAAATTGCCCTATAATACCATCACATAAAGTATCAATTTCATCATTAAAAGAAAAGTCTTTTCTTATCTCATCCTCAATATGCTTAAAGTATTTTTCTGTCTGAAAAAATCCCCATAAAGAATAATCATTATTTTTATTAGAAGAAAAAAGTTTACTATTAAAATGAAAATGATCTTCTTGAAGATAATTCTGAGTATTTAAAATTCCCCTATTAACCAATCCAGAAAGTTTAAAACAATCAAATAAAAGAATAGTATATTTATTTCCTATTCCGTCATCAAATATTTCTCTATGATCTGGTATCGTAAATGGAACACCTATCTGAGATGCCACACCTCTAACTGCTGCATATTGGAACATTTGATTTCCCAATTGTCCTAATTTTCCTAGATGATTAAATGCTACTGTCATTCTATAATTTCTATTCCCGCAGGTAAGTTCTCATGGTATCCAAATGGTATTATACCACGATTTATATCTAGTGGAGTTTCATGAGAAAAATCTTTTGCAACCTCTACAGGTGCAAACTTACATCCTTGCTCCAAAAAGATGTGTCTATTATGTACACAAATGTTTCCATCCTCATTCCAATTAATAGCACCAAACATCTTATAGAAGTCATTCCTAGCAACAACATCAAAAGGAACATCAACCTTAGTCGGAACTTCAATTAACTTCTTACTACGCAATGAAAACCCACCATTACCAACAGCAATATGTTCTCCAAATGGAGTCACATAACTATTCTCTCTCCATGGCCAAGGAGCACCAACATAATCATAATCAAAGAAGTCATCTCTCCATGCACTAGGATTTATCACAAATCCATCATACTGAATAGTAAGAACAAAATCTGTATCAACATACTCATGCATATGATAAATCATATACTTAGCATAATCTTTCATATTAGTAATTAGAATATTAGGTTCTTCACAAATTATTCCATCCTTTAATAATTCCTCACCTCTTTCTTCAACAACTTCTTTAGAAGTTATGAATTTAACACTACCATAATCTATACCATTCATACTGGTATATAAAGCTTTGATAGTTTTATCTACTCCATCATTAACAATCTTATCCCTTTCACCATCCTGAAAATCAGATGATACTATCTCAGATTTATCCCAAGGAGCATATAATGCGAGAAGAGTTGTATTCTTTAAATTTAAATTAGATCTCATAACTATCCACCATTTCCTCAATATAAGAAATCATAGCATCATTTATTGTTGGAGAACAACCAAGAAAAAATACTTTATTTAAAACTTGATTTGCATTTGGATACTTCTTTGCATTATCTAAATGCGAATACCCTTCATGTAAAAGAATATTTCCAGCAAAATAATTTCTGGTTTGAATTTTATTCTTTTCCAAATATGCAACAAGAGAATGTTTTAATTTTGCAGTATCACATAGAATAGGAATTCCAAACCAACTAGTTTCTGCCTCTTGCTTTTCATTCACTATTCTTATTCCAGGAATTTTTTCTAAAATCTTCTGAATTTTTACTTTATTACTTCGACGTAAATCATGTATCTCTCCAAATTTCAATAACTGAACTGATCCGACAGATCCTTGAAGATCAAGTGGTTTTAAATTATATCCCATAAGTGGATAACTATACTTATGATCTACAATACCATCATAATTCTCTAACCATTTGCTAAATCTCTTACCACATACTCCATTAGAAAGTAAATTCTGTTGTCCCACACAATAACATCCTCTACCCCACCAAGCAAAACTTCTAGCCAAATCAATAACTTCTTTTATATTAGAAGATACCATTCCACCTTCAATAGTACAGATATGATGAGCAGGATAGAAAGAACAAGAAGCAGCAACAGCATTATCTGTAAGATACTTTCCATTCCACTTGCTACCAAGACTATCACAATTATCTGCAATCAATTCAATACTATTTTTCTTACATATATCAACAACTCTATCAATATTATAAGGATTACCTAGAACAGGAGAAGAAAAAACAGCTACAGTTCTATCACTAATCTTAGTTTCTATCTCATCTATATTCCAATTAAGATCAGTAAAATCAATATCAACAAAAACTGGTTTTAATCCACTCTGAACAATAGGTGCAATAGTTGTTGGAAATCCACAAGCACAAACAATAATTTCATCACCATCATTCCATCTAAAATGTTTTTTGAGTGCCAATAACATTACTAAGTTAGCGGAACTGCCAGAGTTCACCATAACAGAATGTTTGAAATTAAATTTCTTAGAGAATTCATGTTCAAACTTATCAACCCTCTCACCAGAAGAAAGCCACTTACCTTTTAGGATAGAATAAATTAATTCTCTAGCTTCTAAATCATCCCAATAAGGACCAGAATAATAAACATTATCTTTACCTTTTACAAAATCCTTTTTATTAGCTATAAAGGGGAAGATATCATCATCCATCTCCTTTGCAGACTCAATAAAATTATCAATCAATTGGTACATGTTGTTAAATCCTTTCGTAATGTGCCCTATACCTTTCTTCTGCCGTAGAAGTAATATCTGTTAGATAATAAACAGCTAAACTCTTTCTCATTTTTCCCTCTGGAGGATGAATAGGTTCAGGAAACCCGTGCCATGAATGTTGCGTGGTATCAAATAACACAGCCCTATTAAAACGAGGTGCAACCTCTGTTACCTTCTTAAGAGGTTTTTGCTTTTCTTCATCATGAGACCACAACTGAAGACTGCCACCCCATGCAGGATCATAATCTTCCTCAAGATAAAGAATCAAATTTAATTTCCTCTGCAAGTTTAACTTAGGGTGTATAGAATAATCCAAATGAATAGCAAGTTTTCCACTCTCCCCATGCATATGCCATCCACCACCATGTAATCCGACATCAGGATACAATGGTATTATACCAGTAATTTCCGAAAGTTGAGCAATAAAATCTACTGATAATAAATTAGAGAATGTATTATAAGTTAATGGTGGAAATCTATCCCATCTATTACAAGCCTTCTTTTCAGCAATCCAACCTTGATAATGTACTATATCTTCAGGACTATTATAATCAATAAACTCTTTACTTAATTTTTTAGCATCTTTAATATCTAAAAAATCATCAATAATCCAATGGTCAAAAGGACTATTATTAAATTTAATATTCTCAATACTAAAATTCATAATTGTTTTCCAAATCCTGTTGAGAATAAATGTTATGCTTTAAATAATATTCTTTCCACTCCTTCTTACATTCTTTCGGAGACATTACATTCCCCTTATTATCCATATAATCAGTAACATAACTAAAAATACTATCTCCCAAACACCACCATCCATCAGAATGATTCATACAATAATTATACTTTGGGGAAATACATTTCTTAAGATTCGTATTAGTCCATAAAGGAAAACAAGCAAATGTTGTAGTAGAACAAATAATATTCTTACAATTCTTAATCGCTACATAATCCCAATTACCAACCCAGGAATCTCCCTGCGGAGAACCAAGTGGAGCTTTCTGATTTTCAGTTTCAACATCTCTATGATAACATTCAAATTCTGGAAGAATATCATTCGCTGCATCCATATCATCAGTAACAACTATAAACTTCATATTTGAATTAAACTCAAGCATTCTTTGTATAGCATTATCCCAATATAATCTAGGAGCATACACATGAGTATTTCTCATCTCTCCTCCACGAAGATTAAGAATACATAAATCATCATCAGAAGTATCATCATGCTCATACTCTTGATTAACTTTCAACCAATCATGAAGCTCATCTAAACATTCATGGAAATACCCTTCAGATATATAACACCCTTCCAGTTTAACACTCCCATCCAAATCAAATACAGATTTATCAGTTAATCCTAAGACTTGATGTGGATTACTTAATGGACTCTTTGATCCATGAATATACTCTTGATGGATAACATATCCCTCTGGGATTGTATCACCCCAATCCAAATTAAAAAGTTTAGGTGCCTTAAAATTTTGAGGACTTTGAATACCAAAAGGTTGTCCTAATTTTTTTGCTATAGCTCTTGTAGACGCATAAACAAAAAGTTGATTGCCTAATCCCTGTCCTTTATATAATTCAGCAAAAATCATAATCAATCAATCCTCTCAACTAAAGTATTACTCCACATAAAATAAAAAGTTCTTTCTATAAGATGAGATTCCGCACAAGTTGGATCACTAGAAGACGTTGGATCGTATAAAATTGATAATAACTTTTCATATAAACTTTTAGTATATTTCAAAATAGTTTCCTTCGGAACAACAAAATTACATGCAGGAATAAATTCAATAGAATTAGATTTTGGTGGATCAATAAAACACCAATTCCAAAGATCATAAACACGAGAAAAATATCTATGCTCTAGATTAGTATTATACTTGAAATCACAATGATGTAAAGGCTGACTTAAACGTCCATTATCCAATGATTCTTTTTTTGTATAAACCAAATGTCTAAAATCACCTAATGCAATCCATTTGTCAACCCAAAGACTAAAGAACTTATCTTCATTCAATCCTTGAATAAATCTCTCCTTGGTAGTATAGTAGTTTTCCTCTTTTTTTGAGAAAAGATTACCTTTTATAAAAATACTTATGTCTGGTAAATTATCATAGTATTCAATAATAAATCTTAATATATCATACTGATTTCCTCCAATATTAGGGGATGAAAAAGTTTCACCTAAATGACTCCAATTTTTTTTATTATTACTCCTATCATAGATGATAGTATTATCTGCAGAGAATCCATTACTATGAGTCATCTTTAACCATTCAAGATCACTATTGTAGTTTGAAACTACCAATTTTTTACTCAATTCAGATGTGATCATTTTATTAAATAAGAATATTTTTCTTTATTATCTATAAGGAATTTAGGATAATTATCTTCATTAAAATCGATAGTCGTATATGAGGCATTAGGTTGTCCTATTGGTGATTTATTATTAGATATTTGTTGATTAATAACCTTACTTAAATCTGGATTATCAAAAACTTCTCTGTGTGCACTTGTTTTCATCTTCATCATAATTCTATCTTCCATCGATCCCACCTTATTACTACCCACCGTGCTCCAGTGCCAACCACCGGGATAAATTCTAAGATTATTCTCACCGTTCAAAGGTCTTCTCATATCTGTTAGAGAGTATTTTTTTAAGATAGAATAATCACACATCTTAGTTCCTATCCATCTTGGACCTTCCGAACCATATTCAAAGTCGGGTGTTTGAGAGAATATAGAACTACTAGTTTCAAACCAATTCAAAGCAGCTTGATAATTATCTTGTGCAAAGTTATAAACATTTCCAGATTCATAAAAAGAATTTAAATCTTTCAATACATCTGGATTAGGTATTTCATCTAAATCACTCCATAAGATTACATCACTATTATCACAATAATTACTCAAAACATTTTTTATACTATCCTTTTGATATACGTCTCTTTGAAATGTGGGATATCCCCCTATGTTGTATTTTGCACTTATTAAGTTTAATTGTTCTTCTGTTGGATCAGGTATTTGATTGTAAATAATTTTGTGAGAAAACTTTTCAAATCTATCTTTGTTAGATTCATAATTTAAACCTTTATCAATACCAGAAAATGCCCATTTAGATTCACTAAAAACAAAATAATCAACGTATGGATCAAGTAAATTTAATCTTATCTCTAGTAAATCTAATTCATAACCAAAGAGAAATACATCGTATATTTTCATTTATCTCCTTTAATTTGTGATTGAATCCAAATATATGTCTTAATAATACCTTCTTCTAATGTCTGTGAATAATCCCATCCTAATTTATCACGAATCAAATCGTTATTAGAATTACGTCCACGAACCCCAAGAGGTCCATCAATATGTTCTTTCTCAACATTCTTCTCGGCAACCTTTGCAGCAGTATCTACTAACTGATTAATAGTAACCATTTCTTCAGAACCAATATTAACTGGTCCTACGAAGTCACTGTCCATTAATCTTCTTGTTGCTTCAATACACTCGTCTATGTAGAGGAAGGATCTTGTTTGTTCTCCATCCCCCCATACCTCAATTGATCCACCTTCATCGGGTAAATAAGCGACCTTTCGACAGATTGCTGCTGGAGACTTCTCTCTTCCTCCTTGCCAAGTTCCTTCTGGTCCGAAGATATTATGATAACGAGCAATACAAACGGAAATATCGTGGTTACGAGCGTAAGCAAGGTAGAGACGTTCCGAAAACAATTTCTCCCATCCGTATTCAGAGTCTGGGGATGCGGGGTATGCTGATTCTTCACGACAATCTGGATTATTGGGATCAAGTTGATTATAATCTGGATACATGCAAGCAGAACCAGAATAAAATATCTTAGTATAATTCCTACCTTTCTCCTCATTCATTAACCTTTGCTGCTCTAATACATTAAGGTTAATAGTAACTGAATTCTGCATAATCTCTGCATCATTCTCACCAGTGAATACAAATCCTGCTCCACCCATATCAGCAGCAAACTGATAGATCTCATCAAATGCATGAATATAACGATAAGGAACTGAATGATAAAAATTTCCAGCATCACCTTTATATTCTAAAACACGCTTCACAAAATTTACATCACGCAAATCTCCATAAACAAATTCATCTGCTTCTGTCTTAGAAAACTCTGGTGACTTAAGATCTACTCCACGTACCCAATATCCATCAGACTTAAGACGTTTAACCATATGACTTCCAATAAAGCCACCAGCACCTAATACCAGTGCCTTCTTAATATACTGACCCATAACTAATCATAATCTCCTAGTATATATTATACATCATTAGCATATAATTTTCAACCCCTCTTCCAAACTAACTGATTGCAGAAACTTAAGAGATTTTAATTTGGATACATCTAAGGAAAAATTCTTCGGTTGAACTAATTGATTAAACCTTGGTGTAAGTATAGGAATAAATTCACTTCTACTACCAATATTATCTCTGACCATTTCTAATATCTCCCTAAAAGGTAAAGGTTTACCACTTGCAATATTATAAATGCTATTCAATTCACCCTTATCGATTACAATTTTCAATGCACGACAGATATCAATTACATGCATATAATCTCGTAAATCATCACCATTATTATATAAAGTCAACTTTTTATGCTCACGCATCAAGCTAACCAAAAACCCTAAAACATTCTTTTTATATGATACTGTTTTATCTTGCCCATATACATTAGCAATACGCATAATACGATAATTAACTTCATTCACTTCACAAAAAGAAGTTACAAGCTGTTCTGCAGTTCTCTTTGTAATTGAATAAAATCCTCTAGGATCACATACATCTGTTTCCTTAGCATCAATAATATCTGCACCGTAAACAAATCCTGTACTCACATAATTAAAAGTAATTTTTTCATTCTTACAATACTCTAGAGTTTCTAAAAGAACTCTCAGGTTTACATCAACATCTAAAGTAAGATCTGTTAACATATTATGATTAGTCGTTGTACTAATCAAATAGAGAATTTCATGAGAATCAGGTTCTCTCTCTTCTCTTGGAATCTTTATCACACTATCAGGATATAATCCACAAAATGTCCCACCAATAAATCCGGTAGAACCATATACAGAAATCTTACTCATACTTGTCGCACTCCTCAAAGGTTTTTCCTTTAATATCTTTTGCAGAAAGAAATGGTTCTCCATCCAAACACCAATCAATATTTAATGTAGAATCATTCCACAATAAAGTTCTATCATATTCTGGATGATAATAATCAGTAGTCTTATAAAGAAACTCTACATTATCTGTCAAAGTATAAAAACCATGAGCAAACCCAGGTGGAGACCAAAGTAATAATTCTGGTCTATCTAATTTAATACCAAAAGACTTTCCAAAAGTAGAAGAACTCTTTCTAATATCTACAATTACATCATATACAGCACCCCAAATACACCTGACAAGTTTTCCTTGAGGATGTTGTATTTGATAATGAAGTCCTCTCAAAACTCCTTTAGATGATTTTGAATGATTATCTTGAACAAACTCATAAAATCCAAGTTCTTTTGAAATCTTTTGTTCATTAAAAGATTCCATAAAAAATCCCCTATCATCTTCATACCTATCTACTTCAATAACGCAAGCATCAAGTAGACTTGTTTCTGTTACTTTCATACCATTCTATAGTTTGAATAATTGCCCTATCTAAAGTAAATCTAGGACTCCATCCTAAAGTATTTTTAACTTTAGTAATGTCAGTAGAATACCTAAAATCATGTCCAGGACGATCCTCTACGAATTCTATCATAGATTCATCTTTTTGCATAATATTAATTATCTTTTTAACTAAATCAATATTCCTAACCTCACACTCTCCACCCAGATTATACTTCTCACCAATAGTTCCCTCATTACATATCTTTATTAATGCCTCACAATGATCCTGAACATAGAGCCAATCCCTAATCTGTTCGCCCTTACCATATACAGGAACCTTTTTACCATCCAATAAATTAGATATTATCTTTGGAATCATCTTTTCATTATTCTGCCTTGGCCCATAATTATTAGAACAATTAGTAATAATAGCAGGAAGTCCATATGTATTATGATATGCCATTACAAAATGATCACTAGATGCCTTTGATGCTGAATATGGATTCCTAGGATCATAAATTGTATCTTCTGTAAATGATCCCTCTTCAATAGAACCATATACTTCATCAGTAGAGATATGCATAAACTTCTCTACCCCATTCTCCAATGCTGCATTAAGGAGGTTTACCGTACCTACTACATTTGTATGGATAAATGGTGAACAATCCTTAATTGAATTATCTACATGACTCTCTGCTGCTAAATGAAAAACATACCTTGGTTTATAAATTTTAAAAAGTTCATCAATACCTACTTTATCAGCAATATCATATGGATATAAAGAAACAGAATCAGGTACATTCCTTTCATTACCAGCATATGTCAAACTATCTACACATACAACATCCTCTTCATACGTATCAATTAAAGTATAAAGTAGATTACTACCAATGAATCCAGCGCCACCTGTAACTAATATTGTCATTTTTGCATATACTTATCTAAAAGTTCTGGAGCATATTGTGGTATATCATGTACTATCTTTTCATCTCTTTTTTCTTTTTCAAGTAAATAAACTCTATTTCTCAACTCAGTTGAAGAATAAGTATGTCTTCTTAAATGATAATGAATTTCAATTCCATGATCAATACAATACTGTTTTCCAGTAACATCTACCTCCTTATACTCTTCACTCAAAAATCTAATATGAAAGGTTTGTGTCTTAATTAAATTAAGTAAATCCAATTCTGTTTCATATATAAGAATCTCATCCACATACTTACAAGCTTGTAATTGAACATAACGTTCATAAATTGATTGTGTAGGTTTATTTTTAACTCCAGGACGATCTATAGTAGGATCTACTTGAAGAGCAACCTTCAAGTAGTCACACAACTCCTTCTCCATCTTAAGCATAGTTACATGCCCTGCATGAAATAAATCAAAAGAACTACATTGAAATCCTATCTTCATAATTCATTTAGTGTAAAAAATGTCGTACTCCAGTCAATATCATAGTAATTCCTAATTCATTACATGCAGTAATAGATTCTTCATCTTTGATACTTCCTCCTGGTTGTATCACTGCCTTAATACCATAGGTTGCTGCTTTCCTTATTGTATCATCAAATGGAAAGAACCCATCACTTGCTAATGCAGCACCACTCATATCATCCTTTGCCTCTAATGCAATTCTAGATGAACCTACTCTATTCATTTGTCCTGCACCAATACCAAGAGTTCTACCATCACGTACTGCTACAATTGCATTAGAACGTACATGTCTTACTACCTTCCATGAGAATAATAAATCTATCATCTCTTGAGTGGTAGGTTGTCTTTCGGTACATACAGTCCAATCACCAACATCAACTGGTTTAATGTCCCTTTCCTGTACTACAACTCCTCCCAAGATACTTTTAATGTTATACGTAGATAATTGCATATCATCCACATCCAATTCAAGCAATCTTAAGTTCTTCTTACCAGCAAGAATCTTTCGTGCATGTCCAGTAAATCTAGGTGCGACTATACACTCATAAAAACTTTTATATATCTCTATAGCACATACATCATCCACCTCTCTATTGAGAGCAATA